TATAACTCGATTGGTAGTCCAATGTTGATTTTATTAATATTCCAGTTCCGTCTGCGTCAGCATTTAATACGGCACTCTCTGTTCTCACAACTTTTAGTGTGTTTGTATATTGTAAAAAGTTAGCTGCAGTGAAATAGTATTCATATTGATTTGATGTATCTTTTGGTTTACCAAACAATCTTACTAAATCTTGTTCTGAACTAATAGTAGTTATTTCACCGACTGGACCTTTTTCAAAGGGACCAGCAACTGCACCAATAGTTGTAGCAACAGCAGGGACGATATTTGTTAAATCTATCTCATTGACTTGAACGCCTGGAGAAACTAAAAATCCCATAGCTCTACTCCTTTTTAAGTTAATTCTATTATTCAATTATATTTATAAAAAAACAGTTTTCATATGTTTGATTTTATACGAAGTCTAAATATAAACATGAGTGAACATTATCAAAAATATCGAAATACAATACGAAAAGTTGCACGAAGACATCGTAGACTAAAAGATAAATGGATTAATGAACAATTAAGAGGTAAATCTTGTAAATATTGTGCAGAATCTGAAATAGTTGTTTTAAAATTTTATCCAGACGATAGAACTATTCGTGCACAATCTCAAAAAATAAGTTTGAAAGAAGAGAATCGTAAAGAATTAATTGAAAAAATTGATAATAATGAAATAGTTTGTCAAAATTGTTTTATAAAATTAGATAATGATTTAATTGATGATGAACTCACCAGTTTGTATCGTACTTCCTAACAACAGTAGACCATCTATTACCATATTCATCAACTGTTTCTTTATCGTCTGGGTCATGTATACCATCAACTACGAATCCAAAAGGTGCCATGTCTTGTTCTAATTGAGATTGACTTTCTTTATAAAGTTTTTCTCTTACATCACTATCTGTCAATTCTTTAAAGTATGTTTGACCAGATAACCATGCAAACAGTACACAACACATCATTAAATCATCATGATGGCCCTCTTCTGCTTGAAATGATTGACCATGTTGTACAAAAGTTGACATTTCAGATATAATATCAAAATCTTCTAATATAATTTTATTTGATTCAATCATTGTTTTTAAATTAGAACAACCTAACTTCTTAACTGCCTTTGTAGTTCTAACACCAAGTTGTGCTCTACCACCACTAAAACCACCACCTACTATTTGTCCAGCACGACCTCTCATTGTTGCCATAATTAAATTCTCATATTCTAAATCAAATTGTAAAGAGTTTGCAACTTGGTCGCCTATATCATTTGTTTCAACCATAACATATGCAGTATTATATGCTAATGCAACTTCTTTTATAATATTTGGAAACAACATAGGTTTTATTTCATTATTTTTGTACTTACCTACTAATCTATATGGTATCTTACTTACATCTAATACAATAAATGCAGATGAATCTCCTTGTACACCTCTTGCCACATCAGCAACAATTACATATATACTATCTTTCTTTGGTTTTTCGTATATATCTAAACCAGCGTTTGATGTAATAGGATTCTTTGCAGGAATTGATTTTATTTTTGTTGGGTGAATAAGAGTATTGATAGAACCTAAAAATTCACACTCAAATTCTTTTTGAAACTGTGCCTCACTCGTATTTGAAATTGTTTCTTTTTTCCATTTCTCATCTCTACCTGGTACTTCAGACCAATGAACTTCTATGGGTACATAAGTATTCTTTTTCGTTTCTGCATCTGTCCATAATTTATAATACATATTCATACCATTTGGTGTTGATACAATAATAACTTTTGTAGATTGACCAGATGATATTGTAGGGTAAACTGAACTAAAAAATTCTTCTGCAATATTCGTAGGTACGAAAGCAAACTCATCTAAAAATATCATATTATAAGAACCACCACGAACAGCACTTGATGATGTAGATGATGCAACAATTCGTGAACCATTCTCTAATTCTAAACTACCTTTGTTCCAAGACATAATACCTTGTTGTAACCATTTAGGTAAATGTTCATATGCAAGTTGTAATCTAGATAAAATATCTCTTGCAGTTGCAGCTTTGTTTGCAAGTATAGCGACATTCATATTTTGATTAAATAAAACATAATGTAATATATACGAAACCATTGTGGTTGTTTTACCAGATTGTCTAGGTAATTTACAGATTGTAAAACGATTGTTGTGAAATGTACCAACCATTTCTTTTTGAAAAGGATACATATCAAATGGTATTAAACCTTTGTCTAATGATACAATTTTTATATATTTTTCAATAAAATACTGTGGATTATTCATACATTTTTGAAACTCAAGAATGTTTTCTTTTGTGAATTCTTGACTTACAAAAGCTTTCTTTAAATTAGGATTACCAAGATATTGACTTTGACTTATGCCCATTGTAAAGATACACCATGTATTTTATTATTACCAGTCAATGATGAACCTACTATTTTCCATCTTAATTGCACTTGAGGACTTGCACTACCAGTCAAAGGTGTACTTCCAGTAAATACCTTTGTACCACTAGAACCAGTCACATATCCTTCATCAGTTAAAGTAATAGCATTGTATGTTGTATTATCTCTTGTTGCACTAATTGTAAAATCTGAAGTTCCGTCTGGTAACTCTGCAAATACTACTATTCTTGCTGTACTAGGTGTTGAGTTCGCAGTAAAAGTATCAGATACTAATGTCAAACTACTATTTAAAACAGATGCATCAAATTGTAAAAATACTGCACCATCACCACCATTGATTGGATTTGGTTTAGATGGGTTTGCACCATCACCTACATATGGTGCATTGTCATCAAATAAAGTTCTTCCAGATGCAGGTAAAGTAGGATATATATCTGTTTTAAATGCGGCTTCGTGATTTATTGGACTAGATGGAAAGACTGGACTATCTTTTGTAATTGAAGGAGCAGGAACTAAAGATGTATTGTGAAAACCAGCACCACCACCAGATTTACCAGAGTGTCCTACACCACTATTCCAACCATCTCCACCACCTCTGTAACCAGAACCGCCACCACCCATATCATACTGTCCAGGCGAAGGTGGATTATAAGCTGCACCACCTCTAAAAAATTGTTGTGGCCAAGATATACCATCTCCTGCTTGAGTTGTAGAACCAGTTCTACCACTACCTTTAGCACCAACAGATGGAGAAGTTGGTGAAGGGTCGTAAGGTGATGTTGGGCCTCTTCCTCCACCACCAGATGCACCCTCTGGATATGAAACTGAACTAATTGTTTGAGAACCATCACCACCTCTTCTACCTTGACTAAAATCTCCAGCAGAACCACCAGTATGTGGTGCATATATGTCAGCAGCTCCACCACCGACTGCAAGAACAGTTAAAGGTGCAGAACCAGGAGTTGCAGTTCCACCGTGACCAGGCCCTGCAGCTGGTGTTCCTTGTGGGGTTGAAAAAGGAGAAGGGCCACTATCATCAACAAAAACCATACAGCCTGGTTGAATTGTTGCTTCACCATTGAATATGGCAGACGCACCACCACCTTGAGCGTGAACTCCGTGTCCTCCACCACCTATACCACCAGTTGGTAATTGAGGAGTTGCATTTTTATAACCACCACCAGCAACCATTATATCCCAAGTTGTTCCTCCCATTTCTGGGTCATTGATTGTTGCCTTTACAGAACCACCAGCACCACCATTATTAGGGCCCCCTGGATATGAACCACCACCTCCACCTATTAATGTTGCAGTACACGAAGTTGTTGCACTAGGCCAAGTTATATTTGCAAAACTTGTAAGTTGTGTTGCTTTGTAGTAATTAGTTGAAGAAGTATATTGGGGATATGAAGTTGTATCTGCAATCGCTTGTGCTTCTGTTGCACCGACAACTTGTGCATTGTAAGTTAAAATTGGTGCTTGAGATGGGTCAGCAAGATGAGCAGTGCTTGTGGTTAATAACAATTCAACATTATTCACTTGTTGATTTGAATAAAAATCTCCAGATGCATCATATATTGAATTTGAATTTTCAGCTGTATCAACACCACCTTCACTATTGAATTCATCAACAATACCATCTACTAAATTAAATATTGTTAAACCTTCTTGTACTGCCATTTTAAAACCAAGAAGTCCAACATTAAAAATTGCTTCATCTATACCTTGTACATTTATTGTACCACCAGTACCATTTGCTTTAACAAATTGAGATGAAGGAACACTACTTAAATCTAATTTAGTTGCTGATATGTTTGCACTTGGTGATATATCATCATTTGTAATATTTGCACCTATTTTTGATGAGTCAACTGATGTACCAGTAGTCTTACTAGAAGTAATTACATTATCATTAAGATTTTGATTTTCTAATTTTGTTATGCCCATTGTAACGCAACACCATGAATTGTATTGACATGAGATAAACTAGTTCCAGAAATTTTCCAACGAAGTTGAACTTGTGGACTTGCAGTTCCAGTTAGAGGTGTACTACCAGTAAATATTTTAGTTCCACTAGAACCAGTTACATAACCCTCATCAGTTAAAGTTATCGAATTAAAAGTTGTATTATCTCTAGTTGCAGATGCACTTAATTGTGAATTTAATGTACTACTAATTTCTGCAAATAAAACTATTCTTGCTTTAGTTGGAGTAGAGTTTGCAGTGAATGTATCTGATATTAATGTTGTTGTAGGATTAGAAAAAGTAGATTGAACTTCCTTAACAATAACAACACCAGGCCCACCATCACCACCATACGCACCACCAGTAGGAGAAGAAGGATTAATGTTTCTTCCTCCAGCACCTCCGCCGCCACTATTTACGGCACCAGGCAAGCCTGGAAACCAATTTGGTTGTTGATGATTAGTTTGATTCGTATCTCCTCCACCAAAAGGTACTGAAGTGCCTTGTGGAAAACTTTCTACATCAGTACCAGCACCACCACCAGCATAACCTACTGATGTAGTGCCATCAGCAATATTATAATTTAATCCTATACCACCTTCTCCACCTACTGCGCCTTCAGCATCTCCACCAGCACCACCAGCGCCCCCGCCGCCGCCAGATGCACTGTCACTAGGAACATCTGGTTGTACTAAACCACCATCATTTCCAAAACTTCCAGGCGAATTTATTGGTAAAATTGTTGGAGTCAATGGAATTGGATGATTTTCATCTTGTTTACCTTCTCCAGTTGACCCATAATAACTTGTAGGGCTTGCACCACCAGCACCACCACTTCCACCTTCGTGGTAAGTTTCACTAGATACACCACCCATATATGGATGTGAACCACTAGTTAACCATCCACCACCAGCACCACCACCTTCACCTATGAGAGGCCCGAAAGACGAATCGTTTCCAGTCTGTCCAGGCGAATAATATGTGTGTGCCATTGGATAAGTATATTGTGGATGTTCATAACCACCAAATTCACCAGTTCCTACACGACCATCTGGTCTTGCAGTAGGAGTGTAAGGTGCAGAACCAGGCGATGGAGGATTGTATCCAGCACCTTCTCCACCAGCACCAACCACTACTGCAACTGTACCACCAGGCGTTACTGGATAATTTGGATAATAAATTAGACCACCAGCACCACCGCCGCCACCTTTAGTATTATTATATCCACCAGAGCCACCACCACCGCCACCTCCAACGATTAAAACATTGACACTGGTGGTGCCAGGTTCAACATTGTATGTGTGTGGGCCGACAGATGTAAATGCAGTTATATCTTGAGTTGGTGGACTTGGAAGAGTAGCATTTCCACCACGATAAAAATCTGATGAACTATCATAATTCATACCTACATTTTCTGATGTGTCCACTCCAGTTTGGTCATTAAATTCATCTACAATACCATCTACTAAATTAAAAATTGTTAAACCATCATTAACTGCCATTTTAAAACCAAGAAGTCCAATATTAAATGCGTTTGTGTCTATTGCATCCGTATCTACTGAAGCAAAAGAACCATCACCTTTTAAAAAATCTGTTCCACTTCCAGGCGTGCTAAGTTTTGATACTGTAATAGCTGCAGTAGGAGATATGTCTGCGTTTACTATACTACTATCAGTAATATTTGCAGATGTTATAGAATTAGGTGCAAGTTTACTTGAATCAATCGCACCATCTTGTATCATGTTGTTATTGACTTTAGTTTCACCCATTACTTACTCCCATTGTTTTTTAACATTTTTTGTAATTCTGTTGTAGAACCAACAAACAACGCATTAGTTACATTCTTTGGCCCTCTATCTGGTAACTCTTTTAATTTTTGCATCTTCAAATGTAAATCACCAAGTTTCTCTGTGACCTCTGCAACATTTTTTATGAGTTGTCCAGCAACTTCATATGTTCTTGGATGTTCACTTTCTCTTGCAAGGTCTAATATACCTTCTATTGCATCTTGTCCTTTTTCAACTAATGAATAAAAATTTTGTCTTTGATATTCAAAATCATTACCTTCATTATCTGTTTTGACAACACTTTTTGGTTTATCTTCAACCTTCATAATTTGTTCACCTATCAATGTTTCATCTAAAATATTATTTACTTTAGACATTATTTTAAGAATCCTTTAAAGCTGTAATTGTTAAAGTTGGTACAACTACTGTTGATACATCAGCACCTTCCCATAATTGTAGTCTATGAAATCGTGCTTCATTTGAACTATTATATTCTGCCGCCTGTAATTTCATTATTTTTGGAGTTGTCCAAGATGTAATATCTCCGTGTGCTGTGTTTGCTCCACTTGCATTACAATTAATCGTATATTCAAAAGAAAATCCACCTAAAAAATAATTTCCATAATATGACCTTCTTGCATCTGTTACCTCTGTTCCATCTAGGAAAAATTTTATTTGTGTTCCAGCATAATTGTCATTGTCATATGCAAATTGCACATAAAATTTATATTGTACCCTAGTCGTTCCACTCGGAGGAGTATAGTTAATACTTGACCCTGTAACATCAGCAAAAGAAGTTGTTAAATCTTGTGTGGCAGTTATATCTGCCATTGTATATGTACCACTAGGTACTGTTACTTGAGTGCCATTACAAGGACTTGATAAAATCTCCAATACATTACCAGCACCACCAAATTCAAACCCTCCTGCTGTTGCGACTTTAATAGCATCTCCTGCTGTTGCAGTGCCACTAACATTAAATGTTGATGGGTTAAATGTTTCGTCAAAAAGTATTCTGTCATTTGCATTTGTACTAGAATTATCTGTTCCATCTAATAC